AGTTGCCCCAGGGCGTTGAATTCACATCATTTGACCCGCAATACCCGTCAAACGAGTTCGACAGCTTCCATAAAGCGTGCCTGAAGGGGATAGCTAGTGGATTGGGTATCAGTTACACATCTATTAGCAACGACCTGGAGTCAACTAGCTACTCCAGCATCAGGCAAGGCGCCCTGGAAGAGCGTGATGCATATAGAAACATGCAGACTTTCATTTTAGACGCCTTTGTACGCAAGATTTATGAGCAATGGCTCACATCAACGATGGAAATGGGGGCAATTATCGTCCCGCTGCGCGAATACGACCGTTTTGCGGCTCGAAGCGAGTTCAGGGGCCGAGCATGGCAGTGGGTAGACCCGCAGAAAGAGATGACAGCCGCCGTTTTGGGCCTGAAGAACGGCATCTTGAGCCTTCAGGACGTTGCAGCGAACTACGGCAAGGATGTGGAAGAGTTGTTGTCGCAAATACAGCGTGACAAGTCCCTGATGGAGCAATTTGGCGTGAAATACGCGCTTGAGCCGTATGCAGGTCAGATTTTGCCGGTAGAAGCTGAAATAGCCGGGGATGATGATGGCGAACTATAAGGGACGCGACATAAACACTACCCCTACTGACGCAATGGTTGAAGAAGCCAAGCGAGGGCTTGAGTGGCGCAAAGAGTTCGGTCGTGGAGGCACTAAAATAGGTGTTGCGCGCGCTAGAGACATACAAAACCGCAAAGAACTATCGATTGACACCGTAAAACGCATGTATTCGTTCTTTGCCAGGCATGAGGTTGATAAGAAGGCGGAAGGCTTTAACTCTGGCGAAGATGGTTACCCTTCCGCTGGGCGTATAGCTTGGGCGTTATGGGGCGGTGACACTGGGTTTGCGTTTGCTCGCAGAGTGAGAGAGTCCATCGACTCAGCCGATAATGAGGGCGACAGGGCGGCGCTATCTGGTTCTGTTAAGAAGGGATTAGAGAAGAAAGTAGATGACCACAACGAGGAGGTTGGTGATGTCGAAACTAAGCGAACTAATCTACGAACTTTATCAGCGGTTTTTAGACGTGGTGTGGGAGCTTATAAGACTAACCCGGGATCTGTTCGACCGACGGTAAAAAGCCCGGAGCAGTGGGCTTACGCTCGCGTTAATTCGTTCTTGTATGTCTTGCGTAACGGCAAGTTCCGCAGTGGCAAGCATGACACCGACCTTTTGCCCAAAGGACACCCACAGAGCAGCAAGGACCGCTCTGCAGAAAAAGACACATACACCGAAGAACATACTGATAGAATCGAAAATCCTGATATATATCAAGAGTTTATGGGCGATAGCCCAGCTATTGAGGAACTAAGAATGGAAGAGCAAAGACACATCATCGATGTCGAAGAAACAGAAGAATCCTACATTGTCGAATTCGCCAAGGCCGAAGTGGAAGAGCCTGATGAGGCGATTGAAGAAGCTGTGGAAGAGGCTGAAGAGGTAGTCGAGGAAAGCTCTTACAGCGCAGAAGATCGCGCAGAAGAGGTTTTAGAAGATTCCAGCATGACTCGTGCAATGGCGATGGAGATGTCGCCCATAGACGACGACAAGCGAACTGTTCGCATGGCTATCTCAAGCGAAGAGCCGGTGATGCGCTCATTCGGCATGGAAGTATTAGAACATTCAGACGAGGCGATTGACCTGTCATTCCTGAAGTCTGGACGCGCCCCCTTGTTACTGGACCATGACCCAGAGAAGCAAGTAGGCGTTATCGAATCAGTAAGCCTGGACGGCTCGGCACGCAGACTCCGTGCGACGGTGCGCTTTGGAAAAGGTGCGCTTGCCAGAGAGGCTTTTGATGATGTTACCGACGGTATCAAGGCTAATGTCAGCATTGGTTACTCGGTACAAAAAATGGAGCGGAAGGACAAAGACACCTATGTGGTCAAGAAGTTCCGTATCCACGAAGCAAGTCTAGTTTCTATCCCCGCTGATGTGACAGTTGGCGTGGGTCGGTCTAGCGAGGCTTCGCAACAACCCGTGATCGTAACTGACAATGCACAGGAGCAAATTATGTCAGAAGTAGATGTACAGGCGGTTGAGGCGCAAGCCCGTCAAGCCGCACAAAAGAATGCCGCTCTCATCGTAGAGCTTGGTGCCCGTCACGAGAAGTCAGATATGGCTCAGAAAGCCATCTCTGAAGGCGTAAGCATCGAAGAGTTCCGTGGTCAGTTGCTGGAAGAAATCGGCACGACTCGCGCTCTGGAAAACCAAGAGATTGGCCTGAGCCAAAAAGAGGTTGGTCGATTCAGCTTGATGCGCGCAATCCACGCTCTGGCTAACCCAACTGACCGTCGCGCTCAAGAATCTGCTGCGTTTGAGTTTGAAGCATCACGCGCTGCCGCACAGCAGTATGGTGTGACCGCTCAAGGCATCATGTTGCCTGCTGAAGTTCTGCGGAACTGGAAGCGTGATATGTCTGCCGGTTCTGATGGCGACTTGGTTGCTGAAGACTTCAAAGGCGAAGAGTTCATCGACGCTCTGCGTAACGCTTCAAGCGTAATGCAAGCCGGTGCTCGTATGCTGGGTGGTCTGTCTGGCGACGTTAAGATCCCCAAGAAGACTGCTGCTTCTACCGCTGCTTTCGTAGCGAGTGAAGGCACGGCTGCTGCTGAGTCTGAAATGACTATCGGCAACGTGAGCATGTCTCCTAAGACTCTGGGTGCATTCACCGACGTTACTCGTCAGTTGCTCATCCAAAGCTCTTTGGACGTTGAAGCCTTAATCCGTGATGACCTGGCTCAATCTATCGCTACTGCGATTGACAAGGCTGGCTTGGAAGGTTCCGGCTCTTCAGGCAACCCAGAAGGCATCTTGAACACTACTGGCGTAAACCAAGTAACGAACTTCGCTGCTGCAAACCCAACGTTTGCTGAAGTTGTTACGCTGGAAACCGCTGTAGCAGAAGACAATGCTTTGATGGGCAACCTGTCTTACATCTTGCCTGCAAGCATGTACGGCGCGTTGAAGACAGTTGAGAAGGCCACCAATACTGCTCAATTCGTAGTTGAGCCTGGCGGCACCATCAATGGTTATCGCGGTATCGTGTCTAACCAAGCTACTGCTGGAAACCTGTACTTCGGTAACTTCAGTGACCTTCTCATCGGCATGTTCGGTGGGCTGGACATCGTTGTTGACCCATACAGCAACAGCACCAGCGGCACTGTCCGAGTCGTTGCATTGCAATCTGTAGACGTAGCAGTACGTCATGCAGTGAGCTTCGCATTCGGTAACGACGGCTAAGTAAGCTGACTAAGCCCCTCACCTTCGGGTGGGGGGACTTCCTTTTTGGAGTAGGTATGAAGTACCAAGTAATGAAGCGTTGCGTTATCCAGGGTTCCACGTGGAACGTTGGTGACGTTGTAGAGACGGGCAAGGACTTTCATGAAGCCGACGTTAAAGGCTTGATGGGTATTGGCCGTATCGTTCCGTTTAACGAGCCTGTTGTCGAAGACCGATCTATTGGCCTGGATGACAAGCCAATGCCTAAGCGTTCCACTAGAGCAAAAAGGCGCGCTGATTAATGGCTGTTGAGACTGCCGGTGATAGGTTGATTATGCTGAATGACTTCGGTCAAACGGTCAGCTATACGCCTACTGGTGGCAGCGCGGGTGATGTGACGGCTATTGTCGATAATGATTACGAAGCGGTTGATGTTGGCGGTTCCGTCGCCTTCGCCATCCAGAGACCACGACTTACGGCTCGCACGGCTGATGTAAGCACTGCAGCCGAGGGAGATACTGTATCCTACGGTGGTGACAATTACATCGTGAGAGTGGTTATGGCGGACGGAACGGGCATCACAGAACTACTGATTGAGAAGCAGTAATGGCTCATGTTCGTAAGTCAATCAGAGATAACGTGGTTACGACGCTTACTGGTCTGACCACTACTGGTAGCAACATCTATCGGACCAGGGTCTACCCCCTGGCAGAGGATAAGTTGCCAGGACTCGCCATTTATACGCGAGACGAGAGCACTGGGTATGAGACGATGGGAATCCCACGCACCCAGATACGAAACCTAACGGTATCGGTAGAGATTTACGTCAAAGGCACCAGCAACTATGACGATACGCTGGATACCATTTGCGTTGAGATTGAAGAGGCGCTTTATACCGACCTGACCAGGGGCGGTTATGCCAAGGACACGAATATTACCAATATGGACGCAGAGTTCAGTGGTGAAGGTGATCAGCCGGTTGCAAGAGCGACTCTCACGCTAGATATCACCTACGCGACCAAAGAAAACGACGTAGAAACGGCGGTATAACATGATTGAGATGACTAAAGACGGCAATGTTGTTGGAGCACACAAAGACAACGTTGCCTGGCTAGAATCCAATGGGTGGGTGCGTGCAGACGGACTTGCCAAGGATAAAAAACCTGAGCAAAATCAGGAACTTGCAAACCAAGACGATTCCGAGGAGGAATAACACATGGCTACACATAAAGGCCAAGATGGTATTGTGAAGGTCGGCTCTGATGCAGTAGCAGAAGTGCGTTCCTTCTCAATCGAAGAGACTGCGGATACGGTAGAAGATACGGTAATGACCGATACGGCACGAACCTATATTACGACACTGAAGTCGTTCTCAGGCTCTCTGGACGTATTCTGGGATGAGACCGATACCAATGGTCAGGTAGCCCTGGCTGTAGGTAACAGCGTCACATTGGCGTTCTACCCGGAAGGTGACACTAGTGGTGATACTTACTACAGCGGTACAGCTTTAGTTACAGGTTTCACTCGCACCGCCAGCTTTGACGGAATGATTGAAGCCAGCATTACAGTGCAAGGTTCTGGCGCGTTAACGACTGCCACTGTCTAATGGGTCGCCTGATTGACGATGCGGTTGCCCATTTCAGCAACCGCGAAATAAGAACTATTGAAGTACCCGAGTGGAACGTGAAGCTCTACGCCAAGAGACTTACCTTGGAAGACAAGTCACGTTGGGCCAAACGAGCCGATGGCGATGCGACAGACTATCTGGTCTACGCATGCATCTTCGGCTTACAGGACGAGAAGGGCGAGCAGGTCTTCAGCTTAGAAGACAAGGTCAAGCTCAAGAAGTCCGTGGACCCAGAGGTGTTAACTCGCTTGGGTAACTTCGCTCTTGCACTAGACGCTGACAGCGAGGAAGAGCGCGAAAAAAACTGATAGATGGTCGGGGTGAGCCTACAGAGCTTTACATGATGTATGAGCTTGCTAGTCGCCTCGGCCAAACCATCACCACAATACAGCAGATGACTGTCGATGAATTCAATCATTGGTGGACATTCTTCAGGTTGAAGCAGGAAGTATCCGATGGCAAGCATGGGCAAAAGCATACTAACCCTGGGGGTTGATGGCAGTCAGATGACCGCTGGGATGAGAAAGGCCCAGGGAGACATGGCGAAGACCGGCAAGTCTGCAAAGGACTTAAACACCAATCTGCGGTTTATGCGGGGCGGTATGGGTCAGGTCGGCCATCAAATCCAAGACGTTGCAGTTCAGTTGCAGGGCGGCACCGATGCAATGATTGTTTTTGGTCAACAGGGTTCCCAGATTGCCTCGTTGTTCGGCCCTGGCGGTGCATTGCTTGGTGCGTTGCTTGCTGTTGGTGCTGCTGCTGCGGGCCCTTTATACGACTCTTTCACAGACACTTCCGATGCTATAGCCGACCTTGGTGAAAAGGCGGCTGAATTCAATGCAATAACAAAAGATACGATACCTCTGCTAAGAGAGATAGAGCAGGCAGGTATAAATAAGAAATACAAAGAAATCCAAGAAGAGATTGATGGTCTTAACGCAAAATCTAAGCGATACCAAGACGAAATAGATGGCATTAAGAATGGCACTATAGCGGCAATTTCCATCGATTCTAAGCGTGAGAAGCAACTCGCTCGCTTGCAGCGATTTATAGACGAAAATACGGCATCTATAGCAACAAAGGAGGCCGAGCAGCGCGAGCTAATAGCCACCAATGATGAAGAAGTACTGAGCCTTCGTGACTCAACCACTGCGTTAAGAGAGTCTGTTGAAACCTACGGCATGAATATCGTTGAGATGGCGGTCTACAAGGCAGCTAAAGACGGTGTAATAACAGAGCTTGAAAGAGAAACTATAGCTCTAAGCGGCTCTATGCTGGCTTTGGAGCTAGAAACAAAATCGATGAAGGAGGCCGCTAAAGAGGCTGAAAAGCTCGCAAAGGCTAGGGAGAAAGCGGAACAGAAGAAAGCTAAGGAAGATGTTGCGGCTGGCGCAGCGGCTACATCTTTGTTCAATCAGTTGCTAACAGAGACTGAACAAATACAAGTAGAGTTCGAGAAAAGACAGCAAATAATCGATGACGCCGTAACTGCTGGTCAATACACAACCGAGCAGGCTGAAGCTCTTCGCACGATGATTGTCGCTGATGCTGCCAAACAGCGAACAAAAATTGTAGAAGACGAAGCAACCGAGCAAGCGAAGCTGAGAAAGGATGCTATCAAAGGCATTGGCGATCAGTTGATGACCTTAGATTCTAGCAACAAGAAAGTATTCCAGATGCAGAAGGCTTACCGTATGGCTGAAGCCACGATGGCTGCATACCAGGGTGCGACTAATGCCCTTGCGGCCCCGTTCCCATTCCCTATACCCCAGGTCATGGCAGGCGCTGCACTTACCTTGGGCTTGGCTAACGTTGCTCAAATCAAAGCTCAGAGCTTTGAGGGTGGTGGTTTCACCGGCTACGGCGCTCGTGCAGGCGGCCTGGACGGTAAGGGTGGTCGCATGGCGATGATTCACCCCAACGAAACCGTCGTAGACCACAGAAATGGAGGGGCAGCAGGCGTCACAATCGTTAATAATGTAGACGCTAGGGGTGCCGGTGCTGATGTGGACCAGAAGATTAAGATGGCTATGGCTCAGACATCCCAGCAGACCGTATTGCAAGTGCAAGACCTGATTCGACGCAAGAGGCTGGTGTAAATGACTACTTTCGCATTTCCAAGCATTACGCCTACAACGAACACGTTTGAACTGGTATCTAACACCAGGACGTTTCAGTCGCCGCTAACGAACGCGGTGCAGACCTCATCGCGCAAGGGTTCATTGTGGAAGGCCAGCTTGCAGTTCAACAACCTGTCAGGCGATGACCGCCAAGAGATGCAGGCGTTCCTGGTTAAGTTGAACGGACAGCAGCACAGATTCACGCTGCACGACCATTCCTACACCCGAAGGGGTGCGGGTGGTGGCACGTTGTTAATCAACGGCGCTAGTCAGTCAGGAACCGCTTTGGTGTGCGATGGTGCTACGGCTAACGTCAACAACTACCTGAGAGCAGGTGACTACATCTCGTTTAACAACGAACTGCACATGGTTGTGGTCGATGCTAATTCAGACGCATCGGGCAACGTCACTTTGTCGATTGCACCACCTATCAGGAAGACGCCAGCGGACAATACGCTTGTGGACTACCTCACTCCTGTCTCTGGGGTGTTTATGCTTGCAGGCCCGGCGTCATGGGATACTCAGCCAGGAATCATATCCAGCTTCACGATTGAAGCCGTTGAGGACGTTCTAGCATGAGTCGCGGTTTTCCATCAGACGTATTAACGGCGCTATCTTCTCAGCACGTCGCGCTCGTCACGTTTGCCAAATTGGAGTTTCCATCTGGCACGTTGTACCTGCACAACTCCATCGGCACCTACACATGGGGCGGGAATGATTGGCTGGGTACTGGTGACCTTGGCGAGATCAGTCAGATTGAGGAGGGGGCGCAGATAAGCCCATACAAGCTGACGCTAACCCTTTCGGGTTTGGACGCTACGATTTCAGGCGCTGCACTCACAGAAGATTACTACCTCCAGCCCGTAACCGTTTACCTGGGCGCGCTTAATGCCGATGACGAGCTTATTGCTGATCCTACGGTGGTGTGGGAAGGGGCAATGGACCAGATGGAGATCAGCGTAGGAGCAGAGGGCGGTGACGCTATCGTGCTTACTGCAGAATCTGAGCTTGCACGCTTCGATAAGGCATCAAACCTGAAATACACGGACGCGCAGTTGCAAACCGACTCCGCTGGTTCTCTGGGTTTTGAGTTCATGGCTGACATTGAAGGGTCGAAGATTCGCTGGGGTGATGCCAACTCGGACTCTGTTGCTGGCGGGCCTGCCAACCCGAACATCTACGACAACATCAACGTGAATCCAGCTTTCTGATGAAGGTTCACGCAGCACTCAACAAGTGGCAAAAGCGCGATTTCAAGTATGGCGATGCCGACTGCTGTCAGTTCATTGCCTTTGTTGTCAAAGAGCTAACAGGTAAAGACTACTCGGCTGGCTTTCATTACGAGTCGGAAGCGCAGGCTGAATTACTGGTTGGGAGAGAGGGCGAGCTTGTCGATTTCATCGGAAGCATATTGGGTGAACCGAGCGAACAACTGAAGGATGGCGACCCTTGCGTGGTTTCCCCGCCGGTTATCGGTCAGGTTTGTGGAATCAAGTTAAGAGATAGGGTGGTTTGCTTGACTAGCAAGGGCTTCGCGCAGATACCCGACCGTTATCTAGTTTCAGGATGGAGCGTTTAAGTGCCACCAGTTTTTTACGCGATAGCCGACATTGGAGCGAAATTCCTATTCGCAGCCGTCGGTGCTAGCCAGGCTTCTGTCGCGGTTGCGTTCGCTGCTGGGGCAACGGTTATTGCTGCTGGTGTTGCTGCGGTTAACGCTACTGTTAAATCCCTCCTGCCAGACTTCACAATGCCTCAGACGGACACTGACCGGACTAGACAGCAGACGGTCAGGGGAACCATTGAGCCCCAGAAGGTAGTCTACGGTGAAGCCCTGGTATCTGGCCCGATATTCTTTGTGGGTGTGGCGGGAACTGATAACAAAGAGCTTTATCACGCTATCGCTCTAACTGGGCATGAAGTCGAGGACATCACTGACGTTTTCTTCGACAACGAGAAGATATTAGATTCGCAGATTGATTTTCAGTCCAGGGTTACCGCTGGGACGTTTGGCCCGATTGACAGCGACACGATATGTCAGATTGAACGGCAGACCGGAGCATCAAACCAAGCTGCTTCGTCATTGCTTAGAGGTGCGTTCCCATCGGTTTGGACCACAGCGCACACCACGCCCAACGTCTCTTGTATCACGACTCAGTGGGTTCTGACTGACGGCTCTCAAGAACTATGGGACAGGTTGACGCCTCAGAACATCAAGGCACTTGTTAAGGGTAAGAAAGACATATACGACCCTCGCCTGGACACATCAGCAGGCGCTAACCCTACGAATGCTTCCTATCAACAGTGGTCAAACAACCCAGCGTTGTGTGCTGCTAATTACCTTACAGATACTACGTTTGGTCTTAGCGTTCCGGTAAGCAAGATTGATTGGGATGCAGTAGAGACGGCAGCGGATGCTTGTGATGTTTCGGTCACTGTCCCAGGCGGAACTGAAAAGCGATTCACTGCAAACGGTGTCCTGTTTGCTACAGACACGCACAAAGCCAATATCAACAAGCTAATGAGCGCCATGAATGGCTCTCTCGTCTACTCTAACGGCGTGTACACCATTAAAGCCGGGGTGTACGAAGCACCAACAGAGAGTCTGAATGAAGATGACCTGGCAGGTGCTATATCTGTTAAGACCTCTGTTGAAAGAGGGGATCGCTTCAATACAGTCCGACCCATATTCATCGACCCGGACCAAAACCATAAAAGCGTAGAGGCTCCTGAAGTATCCATTACCGCTGCAGTAAACCGAGACAACGGCGAGATATTGACACGAGATGTGCAACTGTCGTTCACGAACACGTCGTACATGGCGCAGAGGATCGCTAACAAGCAGATTCAACTGACAGACCAGCAGACTGTTCTCACGTTCCCATGCAATCTCTCTGGACTTCGTGTGGATGTTGGCGACCGAGTCAGCGTCACGGTCTCGGAGTTGAACTACAGCAATAAGGTTTTCCGCTGCGCTGGTTGGTCGTTCTCCGATACTCAAGACGGCGTGGTCAATCTGACGCTGTTGGAAGATGACTCTGGCTCCTACGCCGACCCGACCAGTGGTGAGTACAGCACGCGCTCACCCTCTGGAACTATCACCCCAGGATTCCGTGGTGTACCTGACCCACAGAACCTGACGGCTACGTCTGGCCTCAAGCACATCGAACTGAACTGGACGAACCCGACCAATCCCAAGCTGTTTGAGACCATCGTGGTTTACGCTTCGGCTGACTCGTCTTGGGACAACGCTCAGTTGATTGGTGAGACCAGGGGAACGCAGTTCTTCCACGACGCAGCGAATCCGACTGACCCTCTATCGGTTGGTGACCAGAGATACTACTGGGTTCAAGCATTTGCCTACGCTGGCGATAAAAACAGCACACAAGAATTCGTCAGGTCCGACCGAAACCCAGACAACGATACCTCCACCATCGTCGCTTCGGTTGGCCCGAACAATCCAGACTATTCTGAGATCGTTGACGATACACCGTCACAGACTCCACCTACCGGACTGACGCTGACAGAAACCACCGTACTGGGTAACGATGGCTCGGTGCTGCCTGCTGTCCGTGTTTCATGGACTCAGCCCGCCGCGAACACCTACGTCTCCTACTATGAAGTGCAGTTTAAGCAGACTTCACAAGGCGAGATTGATTACGGTCAGGTTGCCGACGCTTACAATCAGACCATCAATTACGGCTCTGTGGCTGACGCTACCACCCTCGAACTGAACTATGGGGGAGTGGACGAGGCTATCACCGGCGCGGGAACAGACTTCTCGTCCGTGAACGTCCACGGCACCAGTACCGTTGTGGCTGGCATGAAAGAGCTTGAGGAGTTCACCTTCAGAGTGCGAGCGGTAACGCTGACCGGCAAGGTGTCTGGCTTCGTTTCAGAAACACTGACGCTTCAGGGCGACCAAACACCACCAGCTATCCCATCCAGCATTGTGGCGACCGGCGGGATTCAGCAAATCAAGCTCGACTATGAACTGCCATCTGACTCAGATCTGGCCTACGTCGAGATCTTCGAGAACACGGTGGACAACAGGGCATCGTCCTCGTTAATCGTTAAGACGAAGTCCGACCAGCACACAGTTACGGGTCTGGGTAACGATGTCACCCGTTACTATTGGTTAAGAAGTGCTGACCGATCTGGGAACCTGTCTGGCTACAGCGCGTCGTTCTCAGCTACCACGCAGAAGATTGTTCTGGATGATTTCGCTCAGGATGTCTTGGACGAGTTCGCTGCTGGCGATGCTTTCGGCATTGAGCCTGTTAGTACGCTCTCAGGCGTTACAGGGGCGCATGTGGGGCAGATTAAGTTCCTGACAACCACATCTGAGCTTTACGTTTGGAACGGCACAGCGTGGACTACAGACCTGTTTACGGCGTCATCTGTTGACCCTGGCTCTATCACTGCTGCCTCGTTTGCCTCTGGTGTTGAGCCGATCTCTGCGGTTACAAGCCTGCCCTCTCCCACTGGGTACACAGGGCCAAGCATTCTCTTCCTGACTAGCGACAAGAAGCTCTACCGCTACAACTCATCGGTGCCTGAGTTTACGACGCTGGTCAACACGACAGACCTGTCTGGCACATTGGGCGAGAACCTGTTCAGCGACACCCTGAGACCCGTAGAAAGGGTGGGTACGCTACCGACTTCTGACCTGACCACTGGGCGAGTGGTTATGCTGACCACAGATAATAAGCTCTATCGTTACAGTGGAACGTCGTGGACTTCTGCCATCTCAGCAGCAGACCTTGAT